TATACTCTGTAACGAAGAAGGTTCTCATCGTGTTGGTGCTAGGTATCTGACTGCCGCTACAGGTATGACGATGCAGGAGATCAAGAGAGATCCAGCCAAGGCTAGAGATATATACTCTAAGGTTAAGGACAATATAAAAATATATGATGCAAGTAATCGTGACATGGCTTGGGTTGAGAGTGTGTGCAAGTCATACAAGCCTGACATCGTTATCTTAGATATGGGTGACAAGTTTGCTCGTACTGGTGGCTTTGCCAGAACAGACGAAGCACTCAAGGCTAATGCTATACACGCTAGGCAGATAGCTAAACAACACGGCTGTGCTATATTCTATATGTCACAGTTGTCTGCTGATGCAGAGAATAAGGTTGTACTCAATCAGGCTATGATGGAAGGCTCACGTACAGGTAAGGCGGCAGAAGCTGACCTGATGATACTGATAGCTAAGAACCCACCAGTAGAAGGGCAAGAGGAAGAAGATACTATGCGTCACCTGAACCTAGTTAAGAATAAGTTATCAGGATGGCATGGCATTATCCATTGTGAACTGGAGTATAAGACTGCTAGGTATGTTGCATGAAACAACTAGCCTTGTTTGCTGAAGAAAAACTAAATGAATTAAACGAGCTATGTGATAGTGGTCTTGTGTGTATTAAGTGTGACATCCTGCAACCTGTAACAAACTTTCAGCAGATGTCATACAAAAACACAGAAGATGCTGAGATAAAACGCACGTGTAGATCATGTCAGTCTGGTCATAGACAGGTAATTGCTGACCTGAGAAAGGTAAACCCCTACCCAGATGATAAAGACTATGCCTGCCCTATATGCACAAGAAAAATAGCTGAAGTAAATAAGTATAATCAAAAACTGTTAGGTACATGGGTACTAGACCATTGCCATCAGACAAACACATTTCGTGGATACATATGTAAACACTGCAACGATGGGCTAGGTGGGTTCAGAGATAAGTTGACAACCGTAAAGAATGCGGTTATATATTTAGAGGAACACGAGAGGAACAACCCCAAATGATATTAGTTTTAGATGTAGAAAATACCGTAGTTAAAAGAAATGGCAAGATGCACCTTGATCCATTTGAACCAGAGAACACACTTGTTATGGTGGGAATGCTAGATGGTACTGGGCTTGAGCAAATTATAACGTTTGACCACACAGAGCATTCACCCACAGAAAATGGTAGACGTATAGTACAGGGAAGACTAGACCACACTACACTTCTAGTAGCTCACAATGCAGTACATGATTTGATGTGGCTGTGGGAGTCAGGTTTTACATATGAAGGTAAAGTGTTTGACACTATGCTTGGTGAGTATGTGCTACAGCGTGGGCAGAAAGAACCTCTGTCTCTTGAGGCATGTGCAGAGAGACACCAGTTACATACACAGAAACAGGACACACTTAAAGAATACTTCAAGCAAGGACTGAATGTATCAGAGATACCACACGATGAGTTGTCAGAATATCTTCTTGCTGATCTGCATGCAACACAGCAGTTGTATAGACTGCAAAGCAGGTTGTACTCTTTTGGTGAGGGTAGAACTTTAATAGATACAATACGATTAACCAATGACTTAGCTGTACACTTAGCACGTATATACCAACGTGGTTTTAAAGTAGACATGAATGCACTTGAAGATGTGCGTAAAGAGTTTGAGCAGGAGAAGCAGGAGCTGACAGTACAGCTAGAGAAACAGGTACAGGAACTCATGGGTGACAGACCTATCAATCTTAACAGCCCAGAGCAGTTGTCTTGGATTATATTTAGCCGTAAGGTGTTTGATAAGAAGGTTTGGGTTGACGCATATAAGGATCGTGTGTCTGACAGGCAACACTTAGCCAACATTAAGCAAATGACACTGCCTCTGTACAAACAGTATGCTGTTGTCTGCAAGCAGTGTATGGGTCATGGTTGGATACGTAAGAAGCGTAAAGATGGATCACCATACAAGAATACAAACAACTGTCCTGAGTGTGCCAGCGCAGGATATCTATACCGTGATAGAAAAGAGTTAGCTGGGCTAAAGTTTAGTGCGTCTGATTCTAAGTGGGTAAGTGCTAATGGCTTCAGCACAAGCAAGGACAATCTCATATACTTAGAGGGCGTAGCTAGATCACGAGGTATGTATGACGCTGAGATGTTTCTACAGAGAGTACGCAGGCTGTCTGCATTAGATACCTATCTATCTAGTTTTATTGAGGGTATATCTACCTATGTAAAGCCTGATGGTATGTTGCATGTACGTCTACTACAACACAGGACAGGTACAGGTAGGTTGTCTGGTGCTGATCCTAATATGCAGAACATGCCACGTGGTGGTACGTTTCCAGTTAAGAAAGTATTTGTATCTCGCTGGGATGGTGGACAGATTTGTGAAGCTGACTTCGCTCAGTTAGAGTTTCGTGTAGCTGCATTTCTAAGTCAGGATAAGGTTGCAATTAAAGAGGTAGCTACAGGCTTTGATGTACACAGCTACACAGCCAAAGTTATTACTGAAGCAGGGCAACGAATCTCTCGCCAAGACGCAAAATCACATACATTTGCCCCTCTCTACGGTGCGTCTGGTTTTGGTCGCACACCTGCTGAAGCATCCTATTACCAACAGTTTACATCTAAGTACTCAGGCATAGGTGCGTGGCATAAACGATTAGCCAAGGAAGTAATAGACACAGGTAATGTACGCACACCATCAGGGCGTGAGTTTGCATTCCCACTAGCTACACGTAGAGCCAATGGAAGCATTACATATTTTACTCAGGTAAAGAACTATCCAGTGCAATCATTTGCTACTGCTGACATAGTGCCTATATCTCTTATCTATATAGATAAAATGCTACAGGCTAACAAATTACAATCCTGTGTTGTTAACACTGTGCATGACTCAATCGTGATTGACGTACACCCAGATGAGAAGAATAAAGTATTACGTATTATCAATCGTACTAACGAAGTATTGGTTGATATAATAAACAAGAAGTGGAATATAGATTTTAATGTACCACTACTATTAGAGGCTAAAATAGGTAATAATTGGCTTGACACAAAAGACGTGGCATGATATACCTACAAGTCTAACAAAGGAGAAATAAATGAATCAAATACAAACACTAGACACAAATAATTATGAAGCTATGGCTAAAGCAATGGGAATGAGTTCATTGGCAGTGCCAGCAAAAGAGAAGACTAATTCTCTTGCTAGGCTACGTATACATCATACACCGTTGATGGGTCAGACTGAAGTTAAAGGTAAAATGGCTAACGTTGAGGTTGTAAGTGGTGGAACATATAAGTTGGAGATACCAGATGGTGAGACATACTATGCAGATAGTATAGCTATAAGGCCATTCTTACAAAGGTTTATGTACAAACGTTTTATTAAGGGCAGTGACAACACACCCAACAGGTTTGTAAAAACTATTATGGCAGACAATCTAAACATGGATTTAGCAGATAATGACGGACAATATAACTGTGGTAAACCTGCTGGTTATATATCTGACTTCAAGGCTTTACCTGAAAAGATGCAGGATCTAATAAGGCAGATCAAACGAACACGTGTATTGTTTGGTACTGTTGACTTGGTTAATGCTGTTGATGAGAACGGAAACACGGTAGATGTTGATACTACTCCATTTATATGGGAAGTAGAAAACCGTGATGCCTTTAAGACTATGGGTGAGGTGTTTAACAAACTAAACAAAATGAAGCGTCTTCCTGTACAGCATTATGTTAAGGCCAGTACAGAGGAAAGAAAGCTACCTAATGGTGGTTCTTTCTATCTGCCAGTTGCAGACCTAGATCTGTCAGAAACTCTTGACATGGACAATGATACTCAGGAAAACTTAGCTAACTTTTTAGCTTGGGTGTCTAACTATAATGAGTATATTATGGGTTCTTGGAATGAGAAGATGCAACAACACCAGTCAGTAGACACAGAAACTGTTGAAGAGTTTATTGACATCAGCACTGAAGAGTTCGCATAATGAACCATCCTGCTGAACTGCCTATTCATCAGTATCTTGATAATGCTTCCAATGGTAAAACAACTATGTCTGATGAAACTATTGAACAAGTAGCACAAGACATCAAGGACGCTATGAAGAGGCAGTTTGGTGGGGGCAGTAGGAGAGATAAGTTTCGTTTACGTATGTCAAATATAGGTAGACCTACATGCCAACTCTGGTGGGAGAAGAAC